ATCCCATTAGAAGAATCTAAGCCTGAAGCATGGACTAAAGCTACAGCATCTCTTCCAGCATCATATCCAACAGCAGCTTTAATACTTGTAATCTCTTGGAATAAGACTCCGATATCACCATTACCATTATTAGCAGTTTCTATCCTCAAATATGCAGCTGTATCATCCGTAGTTTCTCTTATATGAAGTAGTGCATCTGGGGATGGTTCGCCAATACCAATCTTAGAAGAAGAACCAAGGATTAAATCATCAGTGCTTGCATCCCATAACATATATCCATTGGTAGAAGTATCTCCAAAAAACTTTACATCATATCCCGTATCATTTACACCTATTGTTAATGTATTATTTAATTGAGTTGCTCCCTCAATATTACTTGATGCACTTGCCTTAGTATTTGCATCTTCTGTCCAATCCGTATTATTATAATCATTTGCCATTCAGAATCTCCTATAGCTTTGGTACGGATAATTGACGTACACCTGATTTTCGTGATGGATACTTTTTAATTTTTCTTTCATACATTTGCCTAAAATATTGAGCTTTTTGCATGTCCCCTTGGTCTTCATTCAACCTTGCTTTGATATAACAAACAACAGCATCTTGCATACCTGTATCCACTCCATGAGTAGAACTCATTTCACTTCCTAAATTGCTCGTATCTACAGCCTCATACTTTGAATGATAGGACAGTCTTAATCCATTGGAAACAGTAGTGTCTTGGAATGTATCATACTTTTCATTTGTACTTTCCGTAGAGTCAGTTTCTAAATCAAGAGCTAATACTGCAAGACGTTTATCATCGTTGTACCATGCAAAATATTTATTTGGGAATGTTCTTTTTTGTGTAGCCATAATACCCCTATGTTAAACTATCATCAGTATTATCAGTATCTTCACGAAGGAGTCTATGAGAGTCTGATAGTTTTGGAATCATTACATATCTATTATCTGTATCTAACACTTCTACTTTAGTAATATCGATAACTTGGTCATTAAGAGCATACCATCTTTTATTTTTCATTAAATCTGTTTTAGATGAAACAGTATATTCTTTTTTAATTGATGACATCTCTAAAAGAGCATCATTCATTAAGCGAATCATATAACCTTCGGGCTGACGCCCCATAGTATGCTCAATCTGTTGTATAATTTCTTTAGGTTTCATTCGCCCCCTTTAAGAGCACCAAGCCCTTGTGTATAATCTTGTTTTAATGTTGCAAGTTGTGGAGCATATACCTCTTGGTCTTCTTGGTCTAACATAAGTCTTTCTAAAGCTTTTATAGCTCCATATAATGCTACAAGATATTCAGCCCCATCAGGGAAATTCGCAATTAAAGCTAAACCATGTGTAACTGTAGGATATGATATATGATATACTTTTGCAGGTTGAGCTGAAGTTGGAGTTGGCTTTACGACAAGTTTCGCTGCACCCGATTGACTTTCAATCCAATATACAGGGTCAGTAGATGTTGCAAAATAAATTGTATTACTAGAATCAGTCGTTAAACCCCCGTACATCGAAGGAATTTTTCTACATGGAGCTTGAAACCCTGAGTCAGCATTCTCTCGTGTAACATACAATATTTCGCCCTTACCATCCATATCCATTACTGTTGTGCTATTGTCCAAATCAGATATGCCTGCACATTGTTGCTTTAAGGCATTTGGTAATTGATGTATAATCTCAGCTGCTCCTGCTGTAAGCCAATCACTTAAAGCGTCATCATCAGTACCTGCAAACCCTGTTAAAGCATCAACTTGATTTTTAAAGCTTTCAGCCATTTACCACTCGCCTCCCATACCTTCAACAGATTCTTGCATTGATTGTTGCGTAAATTCTACTTTAGTTTGACCTGACCACGTTGTTCTCATGTTCACATGATTAATCGTCCTAAAAGGCTTAATTCCAAAAACATGCCCACATTCGCAAGTCATGTCTTCACCTTCTTCAACCTTTCCTCCACACTCACAAAAGTACGTTCTTGCCATTTTTCTTCCCCTTGGTTTTCTTTTTATATTTCTTGGCTGCTTGTTTCTTTTTATATTCGTTATTCCTATAACCCATTACATCATTACTTATTTTTTCTTTTTTTTCTTACTCTTAATACGTACTTCTTTATTAGTCTCGTTATCTTTAAGCTGCCCTTCGTTAGATTTCTTGCTCCAATCAACAGTATAACTTTTTCGCATTTTTGGCTTATACCCTTTAGGACGGGGCTTATCCTTCTTCTTCTCATATCCAGACTTACCTCCAGGGACTATTCGTTCTAAAGCTCCCTTTATCCCCTTTTTCTTTCTAGCTGGGTTAAAAATATCACCAGAACGCTTATTTTTTACATCTATATATTCATCTTTTTCAACTTTTCCACCTTCTTTATATGATTCACTTCTATTTCTTGCATCTTTACTATTCATTACAATACTTCCTTTCTATTCCTTGCATCGTTTATAGGTAAATCACCATGTTCATTTATATACTCAATCATTGACATGGTTGCAGGGTTTACAGAGTCTTTCTTTATAATGAACTCACCACCCTCAGCTTCAATTGGTATTCCACCTTCAGAATGAGGATTGCCTTCAAGAGCACCACCCATTGGAAATTTTGCAAATTTTTTAGTATCAAACATACTTTCTCCTTTTTAATAAGGGATTTGGGAGAGACCCTTTATACGACCTCTCCCTAGTTCCCAATAACTATTTACTTATTAGCATTAAGAAGCAAATAATAGTGTGCCTGTAGCTGCACCAGCAGTTACACCAATATCACTATTATAGTTTCTAACATTTACATACCAAAGACCATCAGTTTCACAAACAAACTCAATAGTTGAGCCGAATGATAAAAAGTTAACAGCATCATTGGTAGGAGTAAAGGCTAAAGCCGTTTCGCCTACTGTTGAAACATCATAAGTAATTTTATTACTACTTGTTGTTGGAACAAGGCAACCCGTTTCCCATGCATCAGTACCTGCACAATTAACAGTTAATGCATTAGTCCCACCCGCAGGGTCATCAGCCATAGAAAACACGCATACACTACCAGCAGTAGCTGCAGGCAATAATGCTGCAAGAGCTGCAGCACCATTATATACGGGAGAATTAACCTGATTAACAACAAGTGTACAAGCATTACTTCCAACAGTAGGAGCACCTACAGATAAGCCAAAGAAAGAACCTAAAGTTCCTGCCATTAAAGGCTCTGAGTAAGAGCTACTATTTTTGTTTAGTTTATCACTTCTCATTATAGTGCCTCCTCAAAGTTAAACAACGCATGTGTTTCAGGTAAAGAAACTTCAAGACCTGCTTCTGTTAGAATCATGTCTTTACGTAAATCTTCATCTGCTTGTTGCACATTTGTTGTAATTGAGGTGTCTCGATTCATGCCATTACCAACAAGTGGACGATATGATACATGGTCTAAATCAACCATACACATAAACTCACCTGACATTCCTCTAAACAATGGCTCTTTAACTAAAGACAAGTCACCATGAACAGTTTCTACTTTCATGATTTTGTGTCCAAAAGACCCTTGAGAAGCATCAAAATTATATCGTGCTCCACCACCCACAGTGTCTCCAATAAAGCCTACACCATCTCCAAGTTTATTAAACAATGAGATAACAGGCAATGAACATAATGCAAGTTTTGCAGTACTTCCACCACGAGCAGGGTCAAATACAACCTCTAAATCTTTAAGTAGAGTGTCATATGATAAGCTTCCTGCTGCAACAGTTTTTAAGTAGGATTGACCTTCTGTATAAACTAATTGCTCTGAATCTTCTATTGTTTGAGCTTGTCCGTTTGCCATGATATGACCTGCTATACCATCGGTATATTGAATACCTCCTGAAGTAGCACGTTGTCCAAATAGCATTGCACGTTCAATATCAACTTTATGCTCACGTAACTTTAAGTTCCAAATACGTTGCCATTCATCTGCATATCCACGATATACAGTTGCACGAGCAGTATTTGACATCTCACAAGCTGTTTTAAAGATTTGAGTAAACCCATAATCATTATCTAGCTCTTGAGAAAATACATCAGGTGCACCTGAACCTTCGCCAAATGCAGTACCAATAACAGTTGCTTTAGCACTAGCTGCTGCGTCTGCTGCATTAGTATCATCTGGGTTAGTAAGCCATTTAATATCAATTGATGTACTTGAATTAATAGCTTCGATTCTAGCATTTGCGTGATTTGGAGCACCACTATTTCCCGTAAGGGATTCAACGGCTATAACCATACCCTTAAGAAGCCATGGTTGAGCTACAGTTATTGCTGCTGTTACAACAGCTCCCACCACAGTTTCTGCTAAGTTAGTTGAAATAACAAAGCTTCGGTCGGTCATTGCAATTTTAGTTCTATCTTCCAAGAATCGGAATTGCGAATCCGATGTTGGAACTTTTCCTACTTTTGACAAATATACAAAAAACGGAGATTCTTCTGGGGATAAGTCAGCGACCCTGTCACTAAAGTCATACAGTCTACGTGTGCCTAAATTAGCACTATCTACTGTTGCACCACCAGGAGTTCCGAATTTTACTTGTCCACTATTATAAGTAGCCATTTTTTCTCCTTAGTTTTATTTTAATACGTTAGTGCGTCCTCCAGCTGCAACAATTGAATCCCACATAGCATCATCATCAGAACGGGGCACTTGAGGTTTTTCACCTTGCAATATGCCTCCGATTTGTTGAGGTTGACTTTGTACATTACGTACTTGGTCGAGGGGACTTCCTTGATTGCCTTGTGCTGGAGCACCTTGAACAGCTTGCCACATTTTGATTACGTTATCCAATCCATACTCAGATGGGTGTTTGTCTGCAAAGTCAAAAAATGATTGAACTTGGTCATCATTCATTCCTTTTGCTTTAAGCTCAGAGTTTAAATTTGCTCTTCCACTTTCTTGACGCATACCTTGAGTAGCTTGAGTAACTGCACCATTAATGGTTTGCTGCATTTCTTGCACCCTAAATTTATAAGATGCAGATGTCGGGTCATTATAGGCTTCCCATGGGTCAAACTCATCAGGCTTAAGTGCAACTTGTGGAGTAGCATCTGATTGACCACCAACTGTATTTTGTAATTGTTCAATTACATCAGGTCGTGATTCCAGAAATTTACCAACTTCCTCGTATTGCTTTAACTTTTGATTTTCACTATAGAGTTTATCCTTCTCAGATTGGAAGTACTTTGCTTGTTCTTGCCAATCGACAGGAGTCTCCTCGTGTGCTTGTCCTTCATCTTGCCCTACAAATTGCTCGGATTGACCAAGTTCATCTTGATTTCCAAATTCATTTGTGTCCATTTTACTTATCTCCTTGCTTGCTATCTCTCGTCATCCTTTGAGTGTTACTACGCTTCTCTGCCTCTGTGGCTAAACGTAATTTCTCGGATTCGAGTTTAACAGCATTTGAAAGTCTTCCGACTTGTAATTTCTGTTCTGCTTTGCTTGATGACTCAGTTTCCTTAAGTCTACCTTTAAACTTCTCAACTTCTGCAGCTTTACGGAGATGTACTGCTTCTCGGTCTCTAGTTTGTAAGTCACCAGATAATTTTTTAATTTGCTCTTGAGAGCCTTGTAATTGTTGTTGTAATTGTGCAATCGTATCAGTACGTTGCATAACACCTTCTTTGTCGAATATATCTGTCTTCTTCAATGCTTCTACCTTATCAATTAGTCCTGCTTGATATGCTTCCATGTAAATATTCCACTCACCCCATTTATTTGATGGCATAGTAGAATTGCCGATAATACGAATATCAAATTGACCCACAGATACATCGTTCTCAATAGATTGTAATTCCATAGTCTTATCATCAAATAGACGTTTATTTATTGTATATTCGTTGAGACCATTGTTAGGCTGAACGATTCTAAATGTCTTTTGATAAGAATAGTGTGATTTAGCAAGGTTATATATAACCCTACCCAATCTCTTTAATGAGCCTTCAATATCACGTAGTTTAGACTTAGACCTTCTTTGCCCGAAATCTTCAAGCATCATTGTAGCAGAAGATGTTTTCGGAGCAGCCTCACTATTACCTTGCATCATTTCAAATATACCCATATTCAAGTCAATATACTTTTCAATCATTTGAGGTAATTGAAGTATTGAGCTTGACATTGGTTGAGGAGCAGGAAAATGAGGTTCACCTAATGAAGGGTCATATTCAATAGTAGCATTTGGATTTGCCCAATCCTTCTCTAATTGCTCTATATTATCAACCGAACCTTCAGGAACAAGTAACTTTAACCCTGCTGATGCTTGTGCATGAGAAGTAATTAAGGATAAAATTTTATTTAAATATATTTGTGAATCCTTATTCTTTCGTACATCACTCATAGGATAAGGAGTATTAGTCCATATATTGGGAACAGGTACAATAGGATAAACATCAGTATCTAATATTTTTTCATATAGGACTACTTGACCAACAGTGCAAGTAATCTTAATTCTTGTTTGCTTCACCTCAGCAATATCAAGCATACCCTTTTCAACTGCTAATTGGACACGCTCATCATCAAGAAGTGATTGTAACTTTTCTTCATCAAGTATTTGCTCATTGCCTGATTGCATATCAATAACACGATAATAAGGAACTTTAACCTTAGAAAACGATTCGATTAATCTATATTTCTGAGAACCCTCACCATGGTCAAGGTCTTTGATAACATCAGGAGTAAATCTTTTCTTGACTTGAGATTGAGTTGATGAAGGATAATCATCATCTGAATAGTCAGCTCCTTCGAGCTCATCTATTATACTCTTTCCTTCTTCATTCTCTTCTGCTAATTGTGGATATAAATCCTTTAACTGACTCTTTGTCATGATAGTAGACAGTAACATACCAGAAGAATCATCAAACCACCGATTCCTTGAATTAGGGTCAACTACCACTCTAAATGGGTCTACGTAGGTAAATTTAACTTCACCTCTACCATAGT